TTTATTTCTTAAGTGAAGCCAATAAACTCTTGAGTTTTGCGCTCTGTACGTCGGGTACGACCTTGCTAGACTCAGGGGTTATCTCCCCTGTTATAGGGTCAGTTTTTTCAATAACTGTGCTTGCTCCTACTTCGCTTGTAGCCTTGATTTTAGCCAGTAACTGAGTTCCTGAGGGTTGTGCCTTGTATGATTCATCGGTACCATCGTCTGTGATACGCAATGTTTCTACATCGAATTTAAGTTCAATCTTCTGACCTACGCCTGAACTGCTACGTGTCTTCATCAATTGAATCTGATAAAGTCCACGCTCACGCATACTACGGCTAGTAAAGATACCAAACACATTGTCCGCAGTATTAATCTTCGAAATACCACCTGAGATATGACTGTGATCAAATTCAATCTCTTCAACTGCGCTACGATTCAACTGACTTGCTGTGACAAATAGTACATTCAGTTCCTTTGCTAGATTACGCAATTCTTCTGACACATACTTGTCTTTAACAAACAAGTCACTAGGGCTGACTTTTGCGCTGACAGGCATGATCAAATCAAGATAGTCAATACACAAGAAATCCACACGAACACCTGTTTGAATCTGCAATTCTTTAACATATGCTCTAATATCGTTAACATTACTTTGTGCCGGCATATACTTGATTCGTAGATGACCTGCTTTCTTTGCAACCATCTTGACCTTCATCTCAACATTATCAATGTCTTTGAAAATCTCACGGCTGCTTGTGTCAGTCATCATACTATCGATACGCATTGAACATAGACCTTCACTCAATTCAAGTGTGATATACACACCACTGAGACCTGCTTGTGCCCAATTCACTGCCAAGTTCTGCATGATCAAACTCTTACCTGAACCTGAACCACCTGCAAAGATTTGTAGTTCACCGCGATTGAAGCCACCATATAACTTTTGATCAAGAACTGGCCAACCTGTGCTGTTCTGACCGTTATTACTTTTCAATGCCATCAATCTCGCTCTAGGATCAGCAAAGTAATCAGTACCCATATCTTTCTGTAGAGAAATCTGAACTGCATCTTTGATCAGTTTCTCTACAGGTTCATACTCACCCTTCTCTAGCAAATCTGCCGATTTAAGGATAGCCCTCTCAAGTGCTTGTCGTTTCGTGAACGATTCGAATTCTTCTAGGAACCAGTCATAATGACCTTCATCTAATTCATCTAGCCTATCAACAGATACGTCAGTCGTTGCCTTGATCTGTATAGGTTCAGGCATGACGTTATATTTTTTAGTATGTTCTATGATGAATTCAGCGACTGGTCTCAATCTACGATCAAAGTGTTCTGCATTCATGATGTTCATGACACGGGTATATAACTCTGCGTTCGTTACCATCATTCTTAAAAACAATGTCTGTACATCAATGTTGAAGTCGTTTATCAAGTTGTTTCCTCTTAATCTCTAATTTTATTTTGCTATTAGTCGCTGATTGCAAGATACTTAGCAATGTAGCGAGTTTGCCATATTTTATTACTGCGTCATTTACGTCTTTGATTCCAGTTTCCCAACTAGGAATACTTACATAGAAACCCAGTTCTAATGCACGATTGATAACGTCCATACCACTTTTGTCCTGATCTGGTACAACGATTATCTTTTTATTCAGTTGTTTTAATAATTCTGCTTGTTCTTCACTGATGCCGTTAGTAGTCAACGCACAGCCATCTATGCTCAATGCATCGAATATACCTTCAGTCACGACACATGCTTGCCACTCTGGTTTCTGTAAATCGTAACCAAACAAATATCCAGGTTGTTGCTCACTAATGAATTTAGGTTTACGATCATCTAAGTATCTACTAGTGTGTCCTACTACCTTGTTTTCAAACGTGAAAGGTATGATGATTCGATTCGCTTGACGACCTTCTTCATCAGGAGTACACATGTAGGGGAACCTACTGATATCTACTTTACGTTTAGTTAGATACTCTATAAAGACTTCGTGTTTAGGATTGTTTGTGTCTATCAATTCAGCATCAGGTAAATTCATCTCTTTGAATTTTACCTTTTTCTTTTCTTTTTTTACCTTTACAAAATCTAACAAATCTTTGTGTTGTAAACTCTCAAAACTATATTTGTTGATATCGTCAATGTCCATACCACACCAAGCCAACAATTGCTTTGTATTCTTAGTGAGTGGTTTGCCTAGCGTGAACCCAGATTTAAATCCGCAGTTAAAACAATGATAACTCCAGTTGTCGGCATCGCTGAATTTGATACCACCGCGTCCGCGACGGTCAACGCTATGCCCGCGATAGTGGCAGCACACAGCGTTGAAACTGTGCCAGCCGCTTTGCGTTAGTTTTTTCTTACCAGGAATGACTTGAAGTATATCAAACACATTATAATTATATCACCTTGCTACGTAAAAACAAAGTGTATCGGCAACTTATTATTCCAAATCTTCTATGGCTGTTATCATATCCAAAGTAATGTCGCCCATATACATGCATTGATCCGTTTCTAACAAACTTTCTTGCCAATCTTCAATATTAGTATGATCTATGTCACCTATCAATTTAGTATGGTCTAATTTACTTACATCTACTGTAACTAAAACCACATCATCATTGCCGGTTCTATTTTGATCGGATTCGGCATATTCAATTGCTAATTCAGGATTATCTGTAAGAAAAACAGAATGTTGTCTTGAACTTTTTAGACCCTGTTTTTTTATTATTTCAGATGGTGTTGATGTACCGTGCCACAAATGTTTGTGTTTACTGGCTTCTTCTACTAATAATATGTAATCACGCAGACTCATTATCTTGCCAAAATGTTTGATACTATTCCGGTATTACTTGTGAATACCATTCTTATGAATGGGTGAAATCCATGTATCGTGTACCCTACAGTCTCAGTAGTTTCTAAGTATTCATCTGAACTTATAGGATACCAATCTGTAAGTTGGCTATTGAATGTACCTTCTATAGCAACTTCACCATTGAACTCATGTAAATGGGCCTGCAATGTCAACACTGGATTGTCATTAGTATTGATGACTGAACTATAATATGTATTAGCATTTGACAATACGTTGTTTATGCTGTTGTTACTATCTAAGTTAGGGAAAGGTTGTCCTGTCGGGATAGTAACCATTTCGCTAGGAACGAAACTAGGAAGTACGCTGTCTACTACATTGATCTGACCACGTGCGCCTGCCGCAGGGTCAACGAATACAGGATATCCAAACTGTCCTACAGGAATCTCTAAACTATAGTGACACATCTGCGCAGGTATGTCTTCGATTTCGGCTGCATTGAGTTGCAGATATGCGATACCTGTCAATGGAAGTTCCAATGTCAATGCTTTCTTTATTAATACTTCTGTACCATCATAATTTATGATGCGACAAGTTATCACTTTTCCTGTGATATCCACTGGTTTCTGCTCTTGGTTCAAGAACTGAAACTGTAATTTGTTATCTACACCTTTATGTAGATTCATGGTTTTTGCGTATACTGGCATAAAGGCCCTCGGACTGTTTCCTGATAGTAGGACGACAATCTGGCGCTGGGTGAAAATGAATGCTGGTGTTGAATATCTAACTGTATTAATCGTCACAGATTGTCGCTCCTGTATGTATTTAGTCGCATAAAAATAAAATATTTTATTGGCAACCCAATTATAAATAATCTTCAATGACGATTTCAAAAGATTTTTTTAAGAAGTTAACCGACAATCACCCCTTTATAACGGTCGTTTCCTTTGCCAGCCAAGATTATGTGGGAATAATGCAGAACCGAGATGATCAATGTACTAGCATATATGATTATGGTTCTATAGTAGATGTAAAGGTAAAAGAGTTGTTTCTAGAGTTAGGCGAGGTCTGGTGGTGGGAAAGTAACCGTCAGATACCTATCAATATTTTCCTCAAGGAAGAATGGAATCCATTCAAGCCCTATCTGAGGACATTTAACAATAAGAATTTAACCGTGTTACACGGCCCTATAGTGAGCCTAAACGAACTTAACAAGCGCAAGACAAAGCGCCGTAGTATAACGTTAGTTAAGCGGCTTCCTTGATCGCTTCTTTCTGCGATTTTTAGCCATTTCTAGGCTGAGTTTTCCTACCCTAGTGTCAAAACAAACCCCATTCAAATGATCAGACTCATGCTGATAGACTCTAGATATGAGTCCTGAAAACTCAGTCTCTATAATTCCACCCAACGCATTCTGATATTTGACTTTGATAGTGTCTGCTCTTCTGACACGCAACCATAATTCAGGAAAACTTAAACAACCTTCTTGATCCATGATGTTACCATCTGCTTCTATGATCTCGGGATTGATGCAAGCATATAATTTGTCTTTATTGCCCATGATAAAGATGCGTTTACTCAAGCCTACTTGTGGACCTGCTAGACCGATACCGTTGCTCTCTATCATGATCCTAGCCATGTCTTTGATGATATCGCTAGGGTCTCCGTCAGTCTCAAAGTCCCATGGTTCTGCGGTCAATCTTAATATAGGATCATTTTCTTTAACTAATTGTAAGTTCATTGGATAACAAATTCATGTGTACTACGACTAGATGCGCATACGCCACCGCATGCGACTTCTTGAAACTATATGTGCCTTCTTCTTTGTCCCATATAGTCTTATTCACTTCTGACCAAGATAGTCCTATCAGATGTTTTTTACCCGGTCGTATGACGGCTAAGAACATTGCTAGTCTCGGTATACTATTTACTGGTTCAGGCATCTTACGCAAACTATTATAATGATTACCCAAGTGTATCAACTTTTCTACAAATGAAGGATCGTTTAATTTATTCCAGTCTGGTTCAGCCATCAACTCTACAAGATGTTTTTCATCACGCACATTCTTATAAACGTGTACATTGAGCATGTCGATTTTCATATAGCCACGTTCTTCTGCGTCTACATAATCGATAGATGCCATATCATTGACAGGGTCGTAAGGTATATCTGTTACATAAACGCCTGTCGCATGTTTACGTATAGTAGATTGATGATTAGCATAGTTGGAAACTTTAGCATTGCGCATTGCGGCAGAGGTATGACTAATCTTTTGCAAAATCAATTCACGATCTGCAAAGTCAATATCAATATCACTCTTAAATTTCATAAATTATTGCCATCTTAATTCAAACCAAATTGCATCTTTAGGGTCACGGAATCTATATTCTGCTACGTGATCGTAGTTATAAGAAACATCGCTAACATCCTGAACAGTATGACTTATAAAAGTACCGCAGTTTTGTTTTGCCCAATCGGCGGCTTCATCAAAATGCTTTTCAGCCTCTGCATAAGGTATATTTGAATCATTCAAATAAACTAATTTCATTTAGTCAGTCCCAACTTACGATATGCTTCTTGCACTTTGATAGCCTGACGTTCAGCATCTTCTACTGCTTTGTGTGTAGTCTTGTATCCGCCATCTTTCAATTTAACATTGGCTAGTTCATACAGTGTTCTTGTATCACGCACAGTATAGAATGGCCAAGGGATAGGATTAGGTCTATCACTCAATACTTGACGGAACGCTGTCTCTGCTACAACAACGTCAAAGGCGGCACCGTTGCTCCACACTGCTCTGCGATTCCAACTAAACTTATATAATTCTTCCATGCACTCACGAAAACTAATACGTCCTATATCTCCCATAGCCTCTTCTTGCGCTTCAGGACTCTGCTCACCCCACCAACGAATCGTATCGTCATTGATAACACGATTGTGAATCTCTGTCTGCTCTTCGATAGTAGGACGCAACTCAAGTTTCTGTACTACACCATCGCCATATGGATCGAATCTAACGCAACCGATAGTGAGGATGACACAATAAGGACTTGTGTCTAGTGTCTCCATATCGATCATGATATCATTTGCCATATTATTCTTTCCAAATCCTATACATTGTTATCAATCTACTAGACCATATCTCTATAGTATAACTTCTAGTAGTACCATAAAAGTCCCATCCATCGCCCCTCTGCCCAAAGTTTCTACGACACCATTTGATCACTTCTGCGCAATTATCTTTAACCTCAAATTTAACTCTATCATGGTCACGTGGATTCTCATACACCACCACATCTGCATAGTCAATAACAGGAACAAAACTACTTTTAATCATATCTCAGCCTAAAAATAAGATACTTCTCTTTATCTGACACAGTATAATTGTCTGTGATTCCTGTGTCATTTAGTATCAGTTTAAATCCATACTTCTCTTCTATCCAAACAATGAATTCATCTGCATCAAAATTACGCCCATCTTCAGTAAATTCTTTGCGTAGTTTTTTCAATGTCTCATAGTAGTCCCAACGTGCTTGACGCTTTTCAAATTCAGGATCATCGTCATCATAATCCTGAAAACTTTTAGGGACGTTTACCATTGCTTGTCCAAACGTTATCTATATCTGATACTTCATCTATTATACTACTATCTAAGTAATTGAACAATAGAGCCGGGCGTTCAATTTGCCCGTTATTTGGCATACTGCTATGTAACACGCGACAATTGTACATCAATAAACTACCGCGGGGCATATTATGTTGTTTGACATTCTGCATAAACCAGCGATCATAGTTACCACTATAACACTTGTGTATATCGAAATCGCGCTTTTGACTAAACGGGACCAATCCAGTACTGCCGTTGTTTTCATTCAAATCAGATAATGACACTATACATTGCACACCCAACAGTCGCTTGTCATAGTTCCATTTATCGAAACGATGGGGTGTGTCAACGTGAGGATTAACCCATGTGCTACCACTGTTGATGAATACACAATCGCTAGCATAATGTTTTAGATTAGGCAGATTGTGTTCTATGATAGGGTCGATATACTTCTGTATCTTCTTTACTTCGGGAAAGTCAGTTACAGATTGACTCCACCACACACTAATATCTTCTAGGTTCTTGATATCATCACGTTCAGCATAGACTTTCTTACTGCTACTAGCACGTACAGGATACAAATCTTTCAATCTATTATTGAAATCTGTGATACACAATTCTGGGATGAAACTCTCCCATATCATGTATCCTTCTTTTGATTCTAATGTTGGTTTTATATCACGCATCATCCCCACCTTAAGGAAAAATAACTAGCATGGCTTTCATTGTAAAAAGTAAACACGGCCTGTTTTGGGATCTCTCCGGTCATATTGTCCCAATGACTTTGATGGAACGCAAAATCAAAATCTACATTCTGTACCCAGCCTATCTTTTTTAATTCATGTACTATTTCTATAGTCTTCATAGAGTCGATATAAAGAGTCACTTGATTCAATCTATCCCCATCTTAATTCAAAGTGAACAGCATCTTTATTATCATAGAAATAAAAATCCATGTAATCCGTATCGGGATGCCATTCGAATTTACCACCTGGTAAACCATACTGATCTATACACCACGCACAAATTTCATTCCACATCTCGGTGTTGTTACGTCCGTCGCGCCATTCAAGCCTGACTTTAGTACCCTGCGACATTCAACAACTCCTTGACTTCATTTATGATATTTTGAGAACGCTTGAATTTGATAGCCCACTGTTCTGGGTTGATATAGTCAAAGATCATCTTTTCTTGTGTAGAATCTAGGCTACCTAGAAATTCTAACCCGCTAGTACTATGATATAGCATCCATGGACTTATCTTTCCTTTCGTAATCTCAAAGCATATTTTGTTACGATTACCGTATCTCAACACATCTTTATTCTGAATCTTATCAGTTTCGGCTAATACTATGCATGTCTCAATGCTACGTGCGATTGCATCTAATGGATCTTCTGACTTTAAAAAATCAATGATAAACTTAGTATAGTTAGTGTCACGATTCCAACTGTCTATGCTAATCTGTTCTT